ATTGTACACCTCGTACACGGTGTTATTTTCCACGTAGAACTCCTCGTGATTGTGAGATTTCTTTATCATGTAATTTGTTTTGTTCACCAAATGTAATCTAAAAAAATAAGGCAAGCAAGACTTATTTTGCCTTACCTGCCTTTATCTTTAAAAACAGCCGCTTGTAGATGCCCGTTACAATTAAACACGAGTTAGGCTTAACGAATGCATTCGCCTCGTGATACTGGAGGAACTGTCCTTATTCACCTTGTCGGGTATGTATTGTTTAACTATTACAGGAACTTAGGTATTATAACTTTATCGTTTGTATCCTTGCAAACTTGTTGTATCACACAGCCTCTCCTTCCTTTCTTGAAGTTGGTTTGAGCCCACTCAGAACTAGGTGATAGTGCAGTAATGTTAAAGTAGTCAAAGTCCTGTGCCGTTGTGTAATCAAGTAATAACTGATGGCTATCTGCTTTACTAAACTCTATATACTTAGCTTTGCGATAAATGTCATTGTGTTTTAAATAGTGGTCTATCTTTTCGATTTGCTTACTGTCTAATTGAGGTTTAAAACCAAACTTTAAAAACTGCTTATCCTTTCCGTGTGATATTACAAAAGCGTGTTCCCCGACAAAGTAGTGGCCTATAAACGAGCCTATATTAATAACCTCAACATTACTAAATCTTAATTCAGCAGCTACCATAAAAGCGTGGTTTAATACAGACCCAAAGCTACCCGCGTGGTTATCATTGCAAATATTGTGACATACTATCTTATTAAAGTGAGGTGACAATATACTTATCATTTGCATTTTAAAGTCAAGACCTAATCTAAATGCCTCATCGTTTGTCATGCATTGAGGTAGAGAGTGACTGCCTCTAGTCGTCTCTGCGTTGTAGCCATCTAAGAAATCACCTAGTTCATCAATGTAAAGGGTGTCTCCTACTTTATTTTCAATAACCGCTACACACATAGCTATCATTGACTCCATAATATCAGAACTTTTCCAGTTTTCAGAATACATTGCTGTACCTTCTGAATTGGTTTCCATTCCGATATGTGTGTCTGCAAACAAAAGTCTAGTAAATTTACTGCTGTCTAATGGCTCATCAATATGGTGTTGCTTTTTTACTTTAATAGATTCAAGTACGTTTTCAATAACTCCCTTAAAATCTATGTCGCTTATAGCTTCATTGTTCTGCTTAAACACTACATTGTAAAAAGGAACTCCCGTATGCGATATAAGCTTGTATGACGTTATATCTCCCCTCGGTAGACCGCGAGCCTCACAGTACTCGTTTATATCCATCATAAGCCCTGTTTTACTATTCCAAGCGGATAGTACAAAGCTTTGTTTGGGTTTGTAGTTATTGGGTGAGGTTTTACTTGTGGAAGATACCGTTAATTCATCTTCGCTTATTTTAAGAAACTGCTTTTCCTGATCTTCGGATAGTCTGTATCTCTTGCTTTTATTGGTTTGCAATCCCAGCTTAACTGCTATCTCTTCTTTTATTCGGTAACGCTTATTCTTTTTTGTCATAGAAGGTGTATATGAAAAATAATAAAACTAGCACTTTACTAGCGATGAATAATGAGTGCGGGATTAGGGCGTAGTTAACATCCAATGCAAGGGTATTCTCGGTTAGCACAAGCACACCTTGGGGCGCGTTCTGCTTTTTCTTCTTCTTTTAGAAGATTGATAAGGTCACTTGGGAAAGGTTGGGCAACTCTTTCATCGTCCCAAAAGAAATTCTGTTTTGTCATGTTTTTGTATTTATTTTTACTATTTATAACCGTATATAAAATTCATTTCGTTCCTCAACGCTTTTTACACGTAGAGTTATAAATAATAAACAAAGTTAATCTTCTTCAATTATTAACGACTTCACAAATTGCGGGTCGTACTTAAAAATGCTTTTCAACAGCCTATTTTCTTCTTTACGATACCATTCCTTAGCTTCGTCTTCAGGTAAATCATCAACCAACTGCTTACTAGCTCTCTTAGCTGTTTTAACGTTGTAGATAATGCTACCATCGGTATATTGTTGCCTTGTTCCTTTTCGTGTCATTAGAAACGCTGCCTCGCGCATTGCTTCATCTATTCGACAACTAATGTCGGGGTCTTGATAATAAGGAGAGTCTAATCTTTCACTCATTGTAATCTGAAATTAATCGGTTAATGTATTCTTGTGCTTTCTTAAGGTCTTCTAAACCGTTTTTCTTTTTGTATCGAACAATGTATTTTATCACATTACCCTGAACAAAGTCAAGGTCGTTTAGTTTACAAAACTCAATAACATCAATAGGTGATTTGTAGTGGTCAGGTTTTGCGGGGGTAGATTTTGTTTCTTTAGCTTTATCAATAAAATCTTTAGTATATTTAGATATTGGTTTTGTAGCATCAGCTTTAGCTTTGCAATTTGCTCTAATTTCTTTGTGAATATCGCGCTCAGGCTCAAGTTCGTGAACGTAAAAGTGAGTCTCAAATTCTGCATTATCAATAAGAACGCTGTAAACAATGCCTCTACAATTCACTAACCCGTCAGACTTCACAGCGCCGTTCCCTTCTGAGGTTGTAACCCTATCGTTATAATTATAAGTCATCTTCTAGTTCTTCTATTTTAATTCTTAAGTTGTCAATAGCCATTCTAAGGTCTTCCTTTGATTCAAACATTGCCTCATATAGCTCAGTCGCTAAGTCGTGGAGTCTATTTGTTTGCTCGTTAATGTAATACAGATTTGATGTCATAGTTTTTGTTTAATTATTGCGATTGCTTCTTCTACCTCTCTTTCGTTTGATACTTGGAAATAGTCTTTATTAATCTCATTTATTTTTCGCCACAAGCGGAAGAGTTTAATTCGCAAAGGGAATGAAGCGGTTACAAAACCTTTCGTTTCAATAAAGAAACCGTAGTGAGGATTGTTTAGGTCATCTTCAAAGTCACATAAGTAACTCATTCCTTGAACTTTGTTAGTCCTTTCACTTAACTGAGATTTGCCGTGAATCTTATAAAACGGAGCAGGGTCAATGAACGGCTCAACCAATTGAATAGAACGCTTCTCGTAAGAAAAAGGTATGCCTTCTCTCTTGAGAGCTTTGTAACAGGCCATTTCTAGTTTTGACTTAAACTCAACTCTATCGAAACTGCATTTCTTTGCATTTCCGTGTTTTCTATTCCTCTTCGCCATTCCTCAAAGATATAATTAAAACTAATGCAAAACAAATTAAATATCGTAGATGAACTCAAAGCAGTCCTTTAGGGCTTTCTGATTTAAAACAGCGTAGTCTATCTCCTCTTCATTCAATCTCGTCCATTGGCTCTTTGATGTTTTTAACCAAAACTTAATTTTCTTCACTTTCCCTAGTGCTATAATGTTCTGCTCAGGGAACACGATGCAGTAAATGTCTGTCTCTGCTACGGAAATACTAAACGGCTTCCCCTCTTTCAAAAAAGGCAAGGCAAAGAAAGTAGAGAGTGAACAAGCCTCCGTAAAAACAGATATAACTTGACCGCCTTTGGTGTAGGTGAACCCGACATCGTTAGGCTTGTAGTTGTCAACTCCACGTGTCACCGCAAAGAAGGCATCTATGATTGTTTTATATTTCGTCATTTAGTTTTCTATTAATTCCATTTGACCTTCACTGTACCAAGAGTTTTTTTCAGGTATTCCTTTTATTGAATATTGAGGAACACCTTGCGTTATAGATACATCGCTTACGACCCCTTCTTTACCTACAATACCGTGGTTCACATCAAACCAAACTAAATCACCGTATATTACAGATACAGGGAGTGTTTCTATAAACGAAGATTCATTAGGTTGATTTTGAATCGTCCACATTAAATGCCCGTAATTCACGATACGAACTTTATCGCCTATTTTGTAATTTGGTTCTGTTTCCATAATTTTAGTTTTAGTTAAACATATCCCGACTTACTAGGTGTATATGTGTAGTGGTGTGCTTATCTAGTTGTTAGCAATAATTTAGACAAACCAAATTTTAGCTTTACCCATTAAATATTTTTTATTAATATATTTTGCACACTCTACAGCGTCTTTTCTTCTATAAAATACTAAATCATCTATTTCGTGCGTTTCAGTTTCGTGGTGAAAATGAAATGATAAATCTTCAAAATTTATATCATTATACCTTGAGGTTTTGTAATTCTCATAAGAATCAGCTATTTCTGCCCTCCATCCGTTTACATTATCATCTTGCCATTTTGAAATAATAATTGGTATTTTTTTAAATGGAGATGAAAACAAAAAATTGCTAACACTCGCTATAAGTAATGGCGGGTTAGTGCTTCCTTTATGTTCTGTGCTTTCTATTGTCATTTGTGTTTAATTTAAAATGAGTAGTTCAAAACCGCCACTACTCATAGCGGATGCCGTTAGTTGCAATTAAAAAACTCGTCAAGGTCTGTGATTTCATCATCATAAACTTTACAAGTTCGTGGCATAGGCTTGTTTTCTTTAGGGTCAGTTTCATACATATTCCCTTTGTGTTCTACTTTCGGTGGATACAAAAAAGTGTCTAATTTATTGCAGTAAAGCAAATCTACTTTCCTTTCACTTTCTCCATAACCAGTATCAAAGTATATCGTTTCGCTTTTTTTCGTTAAGTGTCTGCAACCAAAACAAGCCCTATCATTTTCAGGGTTTTTATTACAACTTTTTTCGTGTAACAAGCACCAGTTTTTCAATTGGTAAAGTTTATTGCAGTGTTCGCATTTATAAATTTCTTTCGTTTCTATTTTCATCTCGTTTAAGTTTTTTAACATTTCGATTCGCCAACTAACACTAAATATAATTTATGGCGAAAAGCCACAAAATCATATTATTAACGTTACCCACAAGTGCTTAATTCTGTTCATTAAACAAAGTCGGTGCTTCAATCTCTTTTTCTTTTCTTTTTTCTTCCAACGCTTTTTTTACTCGTTCTTCAATAATATCACAATATTCATTTGATATTTCGCTTCCAATCCAATTACGGTTATTTAAAATACTCATTTTGGCAGTTGTTCCGCTTCCCATAAAAGGGTCATAAACTAAATCTTCTTCATTACTCCAGCTTATAATATGATCGTTTGCTAATTTTTCAGGTGCTATTGCAGGATGTTTTAATCCTTTTTGTTTTAGTATTTTAGTTAGGTCTTTTGGTCTTCCAGTACCATATCGCCAAACATTACTTCTTCGACTATATTCACCTGTAACAATATATTCACCTTCTTTTTTTATGTTTTCACCTTTATTAATACAAAGGTCTTTCATTCGTCTTTGCCCTTTCGTTTTGTTTTTATGGTCGCATATAAAATTTAAAGTTTTTGGCTTCCCTTTACTAAACACAAACATATACTCAACTGTATTATAGTATCTTCCTTCGGTTGGTATTCTACTTGCTTTTTCATAAAACATAGTGTCATAAAGCCTAAATCCACATTCCATAAAGTACAATGCTTGTTTAAATGATGTACCTGTTTCGCTTCCTTTTAAGGTTGCATCACCTACAATCCAAACCACAACACCACCATTTTCAGTTACTCTATAAAGTTCTTTTGCTATTGCTTCAAATTCAAAAGAATAGCCTTTATATTTTCTCATATTGTCATAAGGTGGCGAAGTAACTGTTAAATCAATGTAATTATTAGGCATATTTGCCATAGTTTCTAAACAGTCCTCGTTTCTGTTTTCGTTAAAAGGTATTTGTTCCATAAGTTTTAATTTTATCAAATTAATTTTGCCAACGCTCAAAAAAGAAAATAAAAAGGTTCAGTTCTGTTAATTAAGTTTAGGCGTTTAAAGTCGCACCAGTAGGTAACACTGTATAAAAAACATTAAAACGATTTTTTATACTATTCGTTAGGTGCAATTTGGCAAAGACACCATTCCGTTCCAATCCCCACCTGGAGTAGGAAAGGAACAATGGCTATTGCACCATTTCCAACCACGTTCATTCTTTATCCAATGCCCACCACCACCAGCTTGTGCTTTTGTTCCTTGAGGGTAGTCTTTAAAAGGTCTATCAGAAGTTTGCCAAACATCACCTAACAATGTATATAAAACAGCTTTAGTTCCTGCTGTTTTATCATCTATTTGCTTACTCATAATCTTGTTTTTATCGTTTTTCTATTTCGTTGTAATAACATTCACCCATCTACCCAAGGCTATGCCATCTATCAAAATATCTAAGATACTCGTCTTTTATCCAAGAGTTCCATGACCCACGCGATTCATATTGCTTATAGTGTTCTTTCCACTTTTTAAGTAGCTTGTTAAACTTAGTCACATACCTTGTGGCAGTTGCTTTTTTATCGGTTACAAACACATCTGTCTCGCGGAAGTCATCGTGATCTCCCCCTGAGTATCTTACGATGTAAAGTTTATTCATATCTATTTAATCAAAAGGGTTAAACTCTTCTTCCTCAGCACCGAACGGTAAATCTACGTTTTCTTTTGATACTGGCAAAGAGATTTCAGTTTGGTTTACATCTGAAGTAGGCTGCTCGTAAGGTATAGGATTCCTATTGTCAAATTTCTCTGCGAAATAAGTCATATTCCCTTTCAGTGTAAACTCAACTGGTTTTTCATACCTAGTCTGCATTCCACCTGATTCAATGTCCTTGCATTTCTTAATTTCAACTCTCGTTATATCCCAGTCTGTGTCGTGATAAATATATCTGTGTATTACCATAAAGAAACCTGTAACCCTATTTACAAACTTACCACCACCCTCTATGTCTGCTGATTCAGGAGGCATAGGATGACTCTCATATTTATGAGGGATTTCATCTTTCCTAGACCTAGGATGCTTGTTTCTTAAAGCTTGAGATATTGCATGAGCATTAAGGTATATTGAAAGATTATTTTTATCACAAAACGAGACAAACAAAGATGAAATTGCGTAGTCATATTCGTGCCTATTGCTGCTTACATCTTTCCAAAGGTCTTTATCTATTGATAGACTATTGTAGGGGTCTATTAAGAATCCTTTAAACTCTTTTTCCTCTACCAAAACCTTTGCGAAGTCTATTAATTCAACAGCAGAGTAATCCTTGTCAATGCGAATGAAGTAAAACATATCGTCTAACCATTCTAATCCGTATTGGTAAGCATCATCTTTCATGTCAAATATAGTCTGCTGCGTGTAAAACTCTATAAGCTTTTTCTTAATCTGTCTTACTTTATTTTCGGATGAGTACACAATCCATCTCCAACCATGTAGCCTAGCAGATAGAACCATGAGCCACCACATAAAGAATGATTTACCAACATTAGCGTGACCAAGTACAACATTAAATTCTCCTTCTTTAAACCTAAAATACTTAGACAACTCATTATGTCCTGCGGGTAATCCCATTTTAAACCCACCCGTTCGGTATCTCATCATATCAGCTCTATCCTCGCTGTTATCTGTAAGAAACTCATACCTTCTACTTGGACTTTGTAGTTTCACTTTTAATACAGCTACGGAAGCACTTGTTTCAATATCCTCGGTTTCGTATATAGGCATTGTTTTACCGTAAAGAATACCGTCTTGTATTGTCTTTTTAGCTCCCGACTCACTATCAATATTTCTGTTACCTATCTCAGTCGTTAAGACTTGGACAGCGAAGGACTCTTCAATCATTCCTGATGCAATGTACCCACCCATAAGCTTTGCTGCTCTTAAAAGTGTCGAATGCTTCTCTCCTTCGTGAGCTAACCTAATCATGTTAACTGCTATGTTAATCTTATTGTAGTCAATATGAATTACATCTTTCTTCTTGTTGGGTTTGATAAAGCATTTAGGGTTGCTGTTGTAATAAGTATCAGGGTCGTAACTAGCGTAACAAATTCTTGACTCATTCTTGCTAGTCTTATCAAATTTATTTTTAGGTATATTCAATCTACCTTCTAAGTCCTCTATCATAGCATCATAGTTTTCTCTGTGAAAATCTATTGAGCGAGGTATAGATGCAATAGCTTTAATACCATCACCACTAGGAGAGACGAAGGCAGCAGCGATATAATTAATTAGCTTTAACTTATCTTTTAGATTCACCACACTATCCACGTGGTCAAAGTCTATAACCGCTAACCCTGAATGTTGTATCAATGACCTATCATTCCTTTCAGAAAACTCACCTGAAAACAAAATACAAGGCAGTTTAGCTTTTAATGCTCTACGCTTATTATCGTCACCCTCGGAGCGTATAGACTTAATTAAATCTATAAACTCTTGCTTAGGTGAGGATAGCTGCTTTATTACAGTGCCAAACTCTATGTGTTTAGGTTTCTTTGTGTCTGAGAAATCCTTGAATATTGTTACCTTCATAATAGTCCTTTGTGTTTTAGTACGTTTCCTAAATGTTCTTTTTCTAATGCCTTAGCCCCATCGCTGTTGTATGCCATTAAGCAGAACGGCATATCTTCAAATTTTCTATTGCCTTGTATGAGCCATGTTAAAGAGTTATCGTGTAGTAATTGTGAGTCGCTTACTGAGTCTTTAAGTTTGTCTAAAGATAAATAGCTGTTAGATAATTTAGTCTTCCAATTCTTAACTGCTTTCCCATTAACGTCTTTCCAATCGTTACTTCTGTAATTGCTCCATCCTCTTAAAGCTAGGTCTATACATTGCTGTTTGTCCTTTATGTGTTTCTTGGAGTACTCAACAGCAAAATATTTAACTTCTGTTTCACTAGGTATTTCATGTTCTACTTTAACTTGTTCTTTAACTTGTTCTTTACTTTGCTCTTTACCTTTACCTTTAACTTGCTCACGACCCCCCTCCAAGGGGGTGTCTAATGGGGAGTCAAATGGGGTGAACTTTCCATTGTAACCACTATAACAACCAAAGAAAGGAATCTTAACTTTCTCACTTAACTGACTATCTAAATACCCTTTTATTGATGTTTCAAATGTATGCTTAGTAGACCTCCATATACCATTTAGCATTGGGTCATTAAATACCACGTCTTGAACCCTTACCCTTAAAAACTGAACATCTCTAAGAACCTTTAAGTAAGAAAGTGTTTGTTCATCATTTAAAAAATCGAATGTATCATCAAAACTTTTGTAGAAAGTAAACTGATTTCTACTCATTAGTATCTATTTTTTAACACAATACTCAATGCTTTCATATATTCATGAATACTGATTTCCATTAAATCATCACACCCCTTGATGGGGTCAAATGAATACTCGGCACATAAGTTATTACTAAAATCTTCAACTACATCGTGAGTATAAAACTCATAAGCAATACCTCCTAACTCATAAGAGATACCTCCTTTTCCTTTAACATCAGACTCGTAGGCTATGTAGTAATCTTTTTCTATTGTTCTGTAAAACCTTGTTGCTCCCATATTTCTTATTATTTATTAGTTACTTTTTACTTTGGTCAAAAGTTCAAAGCCAAGAAAACTACTTGGTGATGAATGTTACTCCATCAATTACAACGTAGTCTATTGTTTCAGCTTTTACCTTATAGTATATGGATTGCTTAGGCACTCCTACACTTTTAGCGTAATTAGGAACTGTCATTAATCTAGTCCCATCAATATTTTTTTCTATTTTTTTCATTCTTTTAACTTTTACAAAGATACAACATTTTCTTGACTATGGTAGACTGGTTCATTAGGTTGAATTAAGCTAGTGCTAAGTTAACCAAATGCTGTGTTTAGTTTAAATACAATTACTTAGCCTTTCAAGTAGCCTTCTTACAATTAGGGGTATTTCATGTCGTGTTTCCATTTGTCAAACTTAATCATTAATTCAATACGATTGCGGGTTATTGAAATTAAATAGGTTATTACAGCCAGTCATCCGTAAGATTAACAGCTTTTTTTAAATCACTAAACTCGGTATAGTCAAACCATACCTCTGTTACAACATCTTCCATTTCACCCCCTTGAGTTTTTTCTTCTTGGTGCGTAAATGTTATTTTAATTACACTCGCGCATGAAATGTGTTCTATCTCTACCGTGTTGTGTTTTATTATTGTAAATCCACTCATGTTGTTTTATAAGTTAAGGTCACTACCTTACTTGGTCTCTGCTTATTTATTAAGTCTTCGATTTCCAACATAGTTTGCCACATTGGTCTTTTAGGGTAGTCTCTTTGAAACATTTCGCATATTGTTAATGCTAATTCTTTTGTATTCATTATTTGTCCTATTTCCATAATGTAAAGTTTATTTGTAATTATGATTAGAGTTTTTTAAATAGTTTTCTAAATAACCGCCTACAATGCACGTCCCCGCCTTTACCAAAAAATATCAAATCTCTATGGTCTATCTTTTTTGATAAGTCAAAGGTAGCGTGTGTATCGCCTACCCTAACGGTTACGACTGCATTTTGCAGACTAAAGTGCATTGTAGCTCCTTCTGTGATGGATTGTCTAATCATATCTTAATTGTTTCGCTTAGGTTTCATTAAATCTTTCTTTACTCATAATACTTGGTTTAAATAACCAACCCGCAGTTAAGCAGGTTGGCTTTTGTTATTGTTATTTAATGTAATTGATAATCTTGTCAATCAACTTACAAGCATCGCTGTATTTTCTTTTGTGTACCTCGCTTTCAAAAGAATACTCACTTTTCAACTTAACAAGTTTGTCCGTAAAATCAGTAAGCTTGGCTTCATCACCCTTACTTAGTTCTGATTGAATACGTGCTTCCTCTTTAGCTAAGGCTTCTCGTTCTGCTTTTGCTGAAGCTTCTACTTGAGCCTCTAGCTTCTTACGCTTGTCAAGTTCAATCTTTGCTACTTTTTCGCGCTCAACCGCTTCTTTTCTTAGTTGCTCATTCTCTGCTTCAATCCGTAGACGATCTTTTTTATCAGCTTCTATCACGGCTAATCTATCAATCTCCGCTTGTTTTTCCGCTGCCACCTTGTTTTCGTATTCTTTTTTCTCCGAAGCTAAATAAGCTTGCCAAACTTTGTCTTCCATGCCTGATAAATTTCTTTCCCCTGCATTCTCTACATATTGAAACAAGATAACTTCACGCTCAAACTGAAGCGCAATCAATTTCTCTTTTTCTAAGTTTTCAAAATACTTTTCAGCATCCATTAACTTGTTTTCCATTGCTTCGTTAATCCCGTTTTCTTTATTCTTTATTGCGTCAACGAATTTACCTCCCGTTAGAAAAAACTCTTTATTAGCTTTGTGCCACTTGTTTATTCCTTGCGTTCTATTTTTGACGATTTTTAAACGAAGTTCTTTAAATACGGGTAAGTTTTCTTTCGTAACTTCTAATATAGATACGGTTTGAAACTCTTCTATAAGTAGTTCTCGTTCAGCCTTAGCAACCGATAACCCACTTGTTAACTCATTTGCTTTACCTACTTCTAATCCGTGGTCTTCAGGTTTAACGTCTTCTTGATTCATAATTGTAATTTGTTGTTATTTCTCTAAAACTAATACCGCACCGTGTATCTCGACTCTAGTAAGCTTATTGTGATACAAGTTGTAATGTACCATCTGCTTACTTAGCCCTGATTTCTTAGCGTACTCAGATTGCGTGTAAAGCTTTCTATGGTCTATTTTTTTTATCATACAACTCCGTCGTTAAAGTGACCTTTGCATAAAATTATTATTCCCTCATGGTGAAAGGAAAACAGATCTCCATCAGCTTCGCAATTACCAATAAACTTAAGCACACCTTTACGATTGGTATATTCAGAAGGTTGCCCGTTGTCCCACCCACCATTAGAACCCAATATAAAATGTGTTATCTTAATCGGTTTCAATTCCGGCTTTACTTCTTCGCCCATTCCTGAGCAGTCAATTACTTTCGTCATGTTAATTTATTTTTAAAGTTCGTTGTTGTCTTCTTGTTCACTCTCCACATCTGCTTCGTAGCTAATAGACACCGTGTCCAAAAAAACGTACAGCGCGTAAACTAAGTAAGCAATAGCCACTAAGAACCCCCATCTATCCATCGTAGACAGTGTCCAATCTAGCCAACTCCATAGCGTTAGGTTGAATAATCCTAATACTAATTTAGAAACAAAACCTCCTATCATTCCAGTTGCGGATATGATAAAAGAGATTCTCAGTAAGTACAATGTGTTTTTTAATCTAGTCATAATTGTTATTTGTTTAGTAATTCTTTCCGTGTTTGTTAGGGCGCATCTTATTATACCTAACCTTAGCTTTTATATGCGACTCAATATCTATTTCTAAGAACGCAGCCATATCTAAGCATCTTATTATTGTGTCGGAAATCTCATCTTGGAACGTATCTTTAACCTCAGTTTTAAACACTGATTCAAAGAAGTCATCATCTACGATATGTACCATGTCTTTAATATCAACATCGCAGTGCCTATCTTTTCGGTCAGCCTCTAACGCCTCGCTGACTTCCGAGTGTATCAGCGCAAGCATCTCGCCTATGTTTTTCTCCCCATCGTAAAACCCCTTGGCTTTATTGTTCTCGTGGATTTGTTTTGCTAATTCGTTCATTGTAATTTGTCTATTGATTATTCATTGTAAAAATCGTAGTGTTTAAAAAAGCGGTCAGTGCTTTTACACACCAACCACTTAAAACAAACACAAACTATATCTTATTGATTATCACCAAGGTAAAGCATCCGAGTCGTCATTGGCTTGTTGAGGCTGCGCTTGTGGTGATTGACCTGAGTTAGTTGGGGCTAACTTAAAAACACGCAACTCTTGAATGGTAACTGGTTTACCTGCCTTGCTAGTAAACGCTTTCGCATTCATTGTAAACTCAATGTCTACTTCCGTTCCTAATTTAGGGAACTTGGATAGAGCGTACTCTGCATAGTCACCGCTTTTGAATAAGTTAAACTTACCTGTCTGCGGATACTGAGGGTTCTCAGGATGAGATTCTGTAACAAGAAACTCTCTAGCAGCCCAAGCTCCTTTAGTTGATTCGCCCTGCTTTGGGTCTTGTGATTCGGTGATAACACCTGTGAATTTAAACATTTCTAATTATAATTAAGTTAAACAAATTTAAACAAAAATTATTACACTGGCAACCCCATCTTAAGAAGTTTCATTTTATTTTTAAAGGAGGCCGCCTGATTGTTTACTCTAGCTTTACGATACCCCTCCATATTATTGTCTTGGTTAATATTATCAAGTACATTGTTAAGCATTAGCATAGACTCGTAGTACATCTTATTCGCTTGCTCTGTAACTCTATTGGTTTCTAGCTTGTACGATTGTATATCGTTGTAGTACGTTTTAACTGAAATCTTTTGTAGGATTGAGGGGTGTACTTCGGATAAGTATTTAGCGCATAGGTATCCCATTTGCTCTTTAAACTTCCTATCTACTGACATAAGACTTTCTATTCTATTAATCCCATTAATCACTGTTGCGTGGTCATACATTAGAAACGCCCCTATCCCCGTTAATGTCAGTATAGGATTGTAGGCTCTACATAGGTAGTAGAAGTTAAACCTTGCTATTACTATGGGTCTTTTGCGAGCCCTTGATCTTATTTGATGTGGCTTGAGATTTGCTTCTTGGCACACAAAATCAAATATTGTATTTAGTATTTTAAGTTCGTTAGTCATGTTGTTTTTGATTAGTAACCTCTATTGATCGGTTAACCGTTTCTTCTATGGTTTTGCTTATCACGTAGTCTATCAAATTCTCTATCGCGTTTTGTATGTTCTGAAATACGTCTTCATCGGTTTCATAAAGCTTATTAACGAAAGGTTCGATGTCTCTTTCTAATTGGTCTTCTGCTAGTCTAAGCTTATTCTTTAAAGCTTTCTTCACGTAGGGTCTTGACCTAGCGTCTGTCGTCATCTCAATGGAGAGTTGAAGGGAAGCCATCAGCTTTATGGCGTGTCTAAAATTATCTATGTCTTCTTTCATTTTGATTCTCTAAGTTCGGTTATGAATTTTCTATAACACATTGCTTTTATACCTAACATATTTTTTCTTTCAGCATCAAGGTTAGGGGAAGCAAGAAGTATATGTGTACTAGTGTGCTTATCCAGTTGTTATATACAATGCTATTAATCGTTCCATAATTGGCATTCAGATACATCAAAAGACTTAATTGTATTTCCTTTTGCATCGGCTATTATCAAATCAATATTAGAGCCGTAATAACCATTATTTGAACCATATCCAGGTACTCTTACTACGTGCCCATTTATTGGCTTTAATTCAATTCCATAATCTTCAACTCTATTAAAGAAGTCATCGCTTGTTAAGTCAAATTCTAATTCATCAAAGTCGGTTACATCTAAATCTGCAAAGTCCAAATAATGGTGCTCACAACAATCTTGGTCGTGATTTGATAATAACCTAGTTCCGTCATTAAACACTAGTTCGTCATTCTCGATTTTTACTACTTTTAAATTTGTCATTTTAATAAAGTTTTAGAGTTAAAATCCGCAAAGTATATAACACCGTATAAAGTGTATTGCTTGTGCGTATTTGTTAATTTATTACCTACTTAAAGGCTTGTTTATATTTACTAATTTTGTTGCTTAATTCAAGGTAGCAACACACCTTATACAAAACGTTAGCTGCAATTAAAACAACTTCTTGTTGCCCCAGTCTAAATAAGTAAGCCCAATGCAAAAGGTTATTAATCCACCTATTCCACCTATTGTAAGTAAAAATACAGCGTCTTTTATTGTAATCTCAGGGTAAACTTTGTAGGCTAAATAACCTCCACCAACGCACCCTATTAAGTACCACACTATTGCTATTAAAATAATCATATCTAAGTTGTTTTAAAAGATGGCTAACACTGTATATAGTTTATAAGCCATCAAGTTTATATTCATTTAATTGTAATTTCTGCCATGGCTTACAAAACCATATACTCAACGTTATGATGCAATTAAAAAAGCACATAACAATAAATATAAGTAATAGGGCGGGCTGCAAATGAACTTGGATACCTCCCAAGAGCGTTACTTGTTCGTCAACTTCCACGGATTGCGTGTGACATTCCCTACTACTCATATTCTTGTCATTAGCATTAATACTACCTACGTATTCCAAAATCAGATTTTCTAATCTTACACATTCTGCCATCCGTTAAATGATGAAAAACAATTCCTTCAATATCCTTAACTTCCAAAAAGTGTTTTAATCTATCAAAGTCAAAGGTTATTAAATTAAGTTTTTCAATTCCGTGTTTAATTAATTGGTGTCCTTCTATACTTTCAGGGTTTCCTTGCACTTTATTACCACATAATTCATAAGTTCCATCTTCTTTTGTTTCTAATTCATCAAAAGCAACAAAGTGCCATTTATTAGAGTTGTCATTTCTATCGCATTTAATCCAGTGAGGATGATGTCCTGTAATTGCATCGGCTTCTTGGCAAGGTATTGCGTTCGGTGGTAAAGTTCTACCTTTTTTTAAATCAAATCTTTTGTAAAGTTCACTTTTAATAATAGCACAACTTGTGCCGTCAAATTTCCTTGTAGGTATTCCAAATTTCAAAGCCCATTCATTTTCAGGGTTTATTTCGTCAATTACTCGACCTAAATTATTTGGGTCTTTTTTAAATAATGTGCTTAATTTTTTCATTCTAATTAATTGCGTTAAACATTATTGCATCTAACTCAGGTGTATAAACCTTAGTATTTAACTGTAAGCTAAACCATGCTTTTAAATACTCTTCCTTAGCCCTTCTCTTGAACTGATTTTGGTATTTAGCATATACCATCCGCTTCATAGCGAACTCACTAGAGGCGTTCTTTAGTAGCTTCTCAGCACCTACCTTACCCATTCTTTTAATACCCTTTATGTTATCCGCAGCATCACCGACTAACATCTGCGTGTAAAGGTTTCGTTTAGCTTCTAGTTCAGTGATGCTTGTTAACTCATTGCGAGTGTAGTAATTATCAAATAACAAGCACGGAACGGTCTTTAAGTCCTTATCAGGAGACACAACTATTAACTGAATACCGTAATCATTTAGGTGGTACTTCATAAATGTAGCCGCTAAACTATCATCGGTTTCTACGTTGATTGATTTGAAAGTAGAGAACTCATCGTTACTATACCGCGTTAGTATCTCATCCCTCAACGTGTTAAGTAAAGGTGGTCTATCTTGTTCTTTTCTATTAGCCTTGTAGCTTTCATTGAAAGCCTTTCTAAAGTTACCTTGCCCCTCTAAGAACAAGACGGTATGAAGAATTTGAAAGTCATAATCTTTTTCCAAAAGGTTGATAGTGAACATGATTTTGTTTTCAAACTTTAGTAGCGCGTCGTCTAGGTTGTAAATAAACCCTAGATTATCTTCTGTGTTTTCTTTTTTATCGAGGCACGATTGGAAGATAGAACCATCTGCATCGTAAAGTAGTATCGTGTTCATTTACCAATCGGTTATTTTAAACATTATATTTTCAGGGTCTTTAATTAAATCTAGTCTATCCGTAGCCCAAAGCCCTACTGTTGTTGCTCGGTGGTGTTGTAATTTATTCAACTCACTTTCTTTATAAGCTTCCATTAAATAAATTAATCTATCATAACATAGTGGGCTTGCTCCGTTATTGTTTTCTTTTTCTTTAATTTCTTTTACAAATTGTTCTGCACTCATAATTATAATATTTAGTTTTGTTTATTCTGATTGTATTTGATATTTTCTTTATCTCGTTGCCAACGTCTAAACAATTCGTCTGCTCCAACTTTGTCATTTTTATAATCACTTAACATAACCATACTGTAAGCCATTGGTGCTTCTGTCATTATTTGCTTAATCTTTTTTGGATACTTAGTGTTCATTTGCAGTTACATTTCTTTTTTACTTTAACAATACGAATAGTGTTTTTCTTTTGACGCTTTCTTTTAAAACATTAATTAGGTGTTCATAGTTTTCTTCCATAATTATAATATTTCCTTTAACGCCCTAGCGTACTCCATATCGTTGTAGATAAAGTCATACGCCCTAGTGGTTCGGTTACTATTAGTTAGCTTATCTACCTTATCAGTAATAAGTTTGTGTAGGCTATCTTTATTCCTGAAGGACTTACCAATTTGTCTAGCCCCTTCCTTTGTTTTCTCTTCCGTATCAAAGAAAGCTATTAGTTCTTTCTTAATGTAGGTGCACTTGATATAAGCCTCAGCCATACCTCTTTGCTTATTCGTTATGAAGTCGTCACGCTTAATGTTTTGTGAGTTCATCACGTAGTCTATTTTGTTGCTCATTTGTTATCTATTGATATTTTCAATTGCTCCCGCATCGCTTCAATACCTAGTGTGTGAACTTTACTGTCAATGTAATTTGAAATGCTATGCTTCGCTTCGGTTACAGTTTTATCCATTGCTTCATTAAACGATTTCATAACAAAATTAGTGTTACTTGATACGTGACTTTTGAGGATAATTAGTTCGTGCCTTATTTCATCAGACTTTCTTTTCCCAATATTACCTTCTAATAATTTTAGAATATCATCAATTCTTTTGTCGTACTGACGGTGAGTGTCTATCATTTCATTAGAAAAAGCCTCTCTCTTGTCTTCGATGTGGTCAATTTGCTCTATCTTTTCGTTTCCGTATCGCTTTATAGTACAAGGAACGCCTTGAGTGTTCATCCCGCTAGTTATTGCGTCTACGAATTGATTAGCAGATAATTCAACTCTAATTAAATCTTCGCCTGAATGATACCTGTCGTGACTTAATGACCGAACTGAATCTGCCTTACTTATAGTTATTGAAACCCCTCCGTTTTGAGACAAATCAGAACCGAAGAACTGAGAACCATTGCTTGAGAATTTACAGATACTAACCATACCGTAACTTTCGTGTTTTTTAATTTCTTCTTTCATATCTTTTAATTTTGTTTTTGTAACACCAATAGTATAGCTTGAAGAGAATATATCCACCCACAAATACGAAGGTGGATATAAACAATATGCTATACGCTATATCAAACGTTTGCTGCATCGACTTGTTCTTTAGTTATTGTTTTATTACCTGAGTCTTGAATCAGTTTAAACATCTTAGCAGCATCCCAAGTGGATCGTTTAATCACACCTTTAACAACGTCCGTCATACCTTTCTCTTTCACGATTAAACCCTTGAATAGTTCTTCTTTTTCTTCCTCTGTCTTAGGGATAGCGGATTTAGCTGCTGCAACTTTAGGCATTGGTTTTTTAGGGGTATCAATTTCATCGCTATGCGTAGTATCTGCGTCATCAATGTGTCCTGTGGCAACCATAAAGCTATACAATAGAACGTACTTTAAAGCGTAGGTTGTTGCTTTACCTGCTGCTTTATCTTGAGGGTCTACACCGTGTCCGTAACCCGCTACATCAACTACCTCACCGCTTGAGTGCATTAGCTTGTACTCGGTTATCACTTCCGTAAAAACAGATTGCTTACGTTTTGTTCCGTATTGATTTGTCTCATCCCAACTATCTATGTTGTGAACAGGCGTTATCTTGGTGGGTAAGATAATTAAGCCATGCTTTCTCATTGAACCACCTACTTTAAGTTTAACATCTTTATCAGATACCCCTTTGTAAGAGAAACTCCCACTGCCTACGGTCATTGACTTCTCAAGTCCTACGCAGTCTTCCATTACTGATAATACTGCTTTAATTAAATTCTTCATGTTATGTTTTAAATATTTGATCTACCATTTGACGTACTTCTTCAGACATACCACCATTGTCTTTCGATTTCTCTTCACTCCAATCGCAGGAGCGTTCAATCATTGCTGCGGGTACTTCAGCGATTCCCGTTTCAAGCATTCCCGTTTTTAATATGTAGTTACCGCTTGGTGATTGTACTGCGGTAAACTCGTTGGTAAAGTGTTTGTAAATCCTCATAATGTTTTGATTTTGACATTGTAAATGTAAAGTTCTAATGTTAAGTGATTGTTAAGTGATTGTTAAGGATGAATGTTATTAACAGTGTGTGAAAAATGTTAAAAGTTAAGTCCTTCTCTATTTGGTTTTCTTAAATTACACAACTCTTTGATTTTACCTGACTTGTATTTTTTAACTCTTAATAAAGCCGTTTTAAGATTTAAGGCTTCAAAATGAATATCCCTAGAGTCAACTTCACACAATTCAGTAGCAGCCACATCAGCTATTAAACCGCTAGAGGTTGGCTTAAGGTGTACCGTGTCTTTGTAAGATATGCTAACCTCAACTATCTCAGATGACATCGTGCTATATGCGTACATTGTTAAACCTCTAGTTCTAATGTATTGAGCAATTAAGGCGTACTCGTGTTCTTTTTGTTGAACCTGCTCTAATTGTGCTTTATCTATCTTAGCTGACTTGTCGTTGGGTATAATATTCATTTGTTAATCGTTTACTTTATCTTTC